TCTTGATTGGGTATGTAAACGTACCATAATTCTTTTGATTGTAATGATCCTTTATATGTTACAAATGAAACATTTGAACTTTGAGATATTGACGCACTATATAATATATCTTTCATAAATATATTTATATCGTCGGGATATGAATGAACTTCAACATCTTTATTAACCCAATTTTCAAAGTCTTTATAGACATACTCTTCTGATAAGAATAAAACTTCCGGATTATAACCAAATACAGTACAATTAATAGTATTAACTTTATCAACACTAATATCAATATCGTAATTTGTTAAAATTAAACTTTTAAATTTGAAATACATTCTATTTTTAGTTTCAATATCAATAAAATGCGTTGGGATTATAATTTCATTATTTAACCAATAATCCAAATCTAGATATTTAGGAATTAATGGTAAGTCTAATTTAAATTGTAATAGTAATGTTCGTTCGATTGATCCTAAATGTGCTCTAAAATCAGAGCGTTTTGCACCTTTTTGATTTAAAATCCAATCGACATATGCTTTTGTAAAATTTAATTCCGATGGCATTGAAAATAACGGCTTTTTATCAACTACTGAACATGGTACTGGATGATCATATACCGAAGATGTAAAATCAGAATAAGATGGGACACCCTGTAAAAAATCAAACGGAATTTGTTCGCGGGATTCCGTTGTTTCAGGATGCCATTTTGCTGAAAATGTATAATTAATTATCGGTAGGATTTCTTCTGACAACTTTGACACCTAACATTTCCGCTATTGCTAATTCGTCTAATCCTTGTTCATGTGCTTCAATTAATTTATCGGTTGATACATTATTTTGTCGTTTTATGTTTCCTTCATCATCTACAGAATATTCGTTATATATCATCATATCAAAAAGATAGTCTTTAAGTGGATGCCCAAACTCACCAGCTATTTCAGATGGGCGTTTTTGTAAACCATTTGATAAAGAAAAAATACTTTTAGAAATATCAAGTTTCAAAAAGCGCTCAACGCGCTCAATGAAAGGATGCTAAATCTTCCGGTAATACACCTGATACTTTTAATATCATATCGATAATTCTATTAATTTCGTATGGTGTTAATGGATTTTCAAGTGCATCAAAACTTTCGGTTTTCGACACATCTATTTTCACTGGACTTTTTGGATGACATGTGAGTAATTCTGGGAATCTTGGTATTAATATTTCAAAAAGCCATTTTTGCGATAATACTAATTTCGGCCTTCTGTTTTGTGATTGTGCCTGTGATAATTCTAATTGTTGTGCCTGAATTTTATCTAATATTTCAGCCGAATCTAAGAAATCAATTGGATCAATTTTTATTACAACTAAATCATCACTTTTGATTATGAAATATGTATTATTTGGTTTATGCATATCATCATAGTATTGAGTGACATCAATTTCTGCTAATCTTGCAAATACATCATCTGATGGTAAAACACTTGCATAAGCAATAATCTCATCAAGTAACCTTCTTAATTCATTAAATGTAAGTGGGTTACAATTCATTTTGTCAGGTGTATATGGAATAGGCGAATTTAACAAATCTATGTTAATTTCCAGACTGTCTTCATCTAATTCAACTATTTTCGGTAAATCGTTTAATATTTTCTTGGTTAAAGGTCTGTAAAATTCAGGTGCATATTCCATATAAATGTCAACTAATTCAGCTAAATATAATAAGTTATTTAATTTAACATTTAAATTTATAATATCTTCTTCTCTTGGAAATTGGATATTAAACATATTATTCATTTGATTTTGATTTTCGTTTTGATTTTGATTTTCTTCTTGTTTTTGGTTTTTCTTTCTTTTCATTTTCGCTTTCGGTTTGTCTGGATTGTTTGTCTGATTCTTCGGATTGTTTGTCTGAGTTTTTCTTGGCATCGATACCACCTATTTGAAAATTTATCGGGTTTTTAGTAAATGCGGTGAACATATAAGCCGTTAATAACGGAACAACATCACCATCTTCAAGTATAATTTCATAAATTTCAATATTATCCACATCTTTATTTATTAAATAAGGTTTGGGTGTGATTCGACTAACAGAATAAACAGTTTTTTCGATATTAGTAAATTTAAATCCAGGTCCTACGGTCAATTGTTTTGGATAAATTAAGGCAGGTTCGGATAACGATCCGACTTTAATACATGATGATTGACCTACTAATCTTACAGACTTAATACGACTTTCAGCGTGGCGCTTTCTTCCAAATCCAATATAAAATCCTAAAATTTTATCACCGGGTTTTAATTCTTCGACACGTTTATTCTTTATACCAGGTATAATTGTTCCTTTACCAATATATGTATAAACCATATAATGTCACCCCTTTATTATTAATAACAAATTTATAATAATTGTATTTAAACCCGTTATCGATTAAATGATAAGACAATTGGTTGAATGAATGTATTAGTTGTTGGACTTTCAGTTCTTAATAATCGATGCACTTGCCCAACCGCATCAGAGATATCTTTTGAACTATTACGTGGGTGATCAACCCGCCGGTCATTAATAATTTCAATATCTTTAAGTTCTTTGTATAATGTTGGATGATATACGACTTTAACTTTCTGACTTTCTAAATCAAATTTGAAATTTTCATAATGTTGACGTGTAAGCCATTTGAAGTCTTTTATTAATCCCATTGATTCTAACGTTTGCTCTAATTCAATATACATATGAGTATCAACTCCAAATCGTGTTACATTAAATCTATTACAAATGTTATCTACAATATATGATAATACTTCCCTAGCATCCAATTCACCACCAACATCACCAGGTTTTAATTCTTTAATACCATCTACTACAATTTGATCATTGTTCCAATCATAATATCCGATAGCAATACCAAATGTATCTGATTTTATTGCAGGGTCAAGACCTAATACTCTTAATTTATCATCCGAATAGATATCTGATTCTAATACATTATACATTTCGTGATCAAGTGTTATATTTCCTTTAAATAATTTTGTTCGTTTTGATGTTGTTACGACTGCATATGGATCTGCCGCAAATTTAAGTCTAAATGCCTCTTCAGAATCCGCCTCTTCCATTAGTTGCTCTTTTGTAAATGATGGATTTAATTCCCATGTCGAATAGTGAAATGCAATACCTGGTTTTAATTCATCCGATTTAATTTTTGAATATGTTCTAACAACTGGATCACCAGGATGATCAGGTGATGATAAAATAGCAAGTTTTCCAAATGTTCCAAAAGTCGAAGTCGAACCTTGAATATATGAAAATACACCTTCAAATGTATCAGGTCCAAATCCGCTATCTTTCCACTGTGCAACCTCATCTAATGCGGCAAACATAACGGTACGACCAACTGATGAACGTGTTGTACCTGGTCCAACCCATATATTAAGATTCTTTTCGAATTCTACTTCTTGACTTTTAATATTTGATTTATAATATGAAAAAAATTTTCCTTCTATTTGTGATTTAGTTACTAAATATTGGACTTTTGAAAATAACGTGTCTTTAGCTTGCTCACGCGATCCAGCGGCCATTGCAATACATGTAAATCCCATATTTTCTACAACGCGCCCTAATTTATCAAGAAGAAACTCACTAATATCATCTAATATAATAAACCGAAAGATTTGATATAACATCATAGAAGCAATAATTGTTGATTTACCCGCTCTCATTCCACACATTAGAGTTAAATATTTATATTTGTCAATACCGTTTTCATCCCGCTCATAATATTTATCTATAATTTCAGCTTGTTTTGGAAATAATTGTAAACCTAATTCTTGTTTAACAAACTCGGATGGTTTAAGAAAATATTTTAAAATATCTCGTGATGATAATGGACAATCGTACATATAAATCACCTCTGAAATTTAATATTGGTGGTTATGAAATAGATTTAGTAACATTTGATCTGAAACGTATAACATATACATTTAAAGAACTTGATAATGAGAATAAATTACGATTACTCAATAAATGGCTAGGTGATAGTAAATGGCAGAAATAACATTTCAGTTAGATGATAGTTATTTACCAATTCCCATATATGTTGTTATATTAGATAAAGTTCCCCATATTGCAACGTCTCAAGATGTATTCAACTGGTTAATATATATTGGTGATAATTGGATTACATGTGATAAACGGTATACTCCCGCTATATACGAAATTAAAAAATATAAAGATTTAAAACAGGCAGTGGAAAAGTTTCCAGAGTTAAGATTGGATTTCTACTATATTTTAATTAAAGTCATTCCAGTTCCGTTAAACGTTAAAACTATTGAAACCACCACATTTAAAGCGTTATTAAGTCAATTGTCAAGATTTATAAAAAGATTAGAAAAAACTACTCAATAATATCAATTTCGATATCACCGGCAGTTGTATATGTATATTCAAATACTTTTTGTAAATACTCTTTTAATTTTGCAACTCTATCACTAAAAGCATAAATTTTAGATGTTGGATAATGATTATTTGGTAAACGTGGATACAGTTCAAATTTACAAACACTTGGTTCAATATCAGTGACAATCATATTCCATTTTTCGTAAAATTTAATTCGATTATCAGCAGTACATTTTATAGTGATGTAATCACCATCTACTGAAACGGTAGTGTTGATTATAACATATTTTTCATCTTTAAATTGAACTATACGGTATGGTAATAATTTTGGCAGCCAGGTTAAAACGTCATTTTGTTTACCAGTCCATGAAAATTCAATTGATTTATCAATGAATTGTTTAACATGTGTTAGGAGACTAGTGTAACCATCAACCGCTATAGTATTATAATCAGTAGTTATTGCTTGATCAAATTCCTCACCAATTTTATAAATATATGGTAGTGTAATAAACGGTGGTGATTGAAATACTCTTAATGAAATTACATAAATTGCCGTACCCATTACAAGGATTAAAACTTTTTCAGATCGGATTTTAGGTGGTTTTATTTGAACACATGAAATTTTAAAATCTGACAATAATGATATTTCAGTTACATTTCCATTCTTATCGTTTGTTGTATTATAACAGTTGATAACATCAACAACTGAATTTATACTTTGTACATTATATTGGATATCACCACCATCTAATGTAACATTAATTGATCCACCACTACAATCAATTGTTAATATTTGTGATGGTACAATATCCTTAGATTCAGATTTATCAACTACATCTTCTAATGTTATACCATATTGATATAGTTGTTTTTGAATACCTGAAATTAAATAAACTTTATACATTATATCATCAGGAATTTGAGATAAATCATTTAAATACGATTTTACCGTTGATTCCGCCATAATTGGCATTTGAGTTTGTTGTTCTATTGTTAATAATGAAAATGGTGTTATTGTTGCACCGACATTAAAACCATTGACATAAAATCCTTGTTGTGCGATATCTTTTTGAATCATTTCATCTGATTGTTGTAATATATTAATTCGCGCCACTGTTCCATATGCACGGGTCCATACAGTCGGTGGTAATGTCGAAATTAAATTAATATCATATATTGGATACGGTTCAGGGGATGGAATCCATTTACCTGTATTTGTTGGTTTTAAATATACTTGGAAATTCCATGGTGAAATACCATATGGGAAATAGCTATCTAGCCAATCATTAGTTGAATCAAATGTTATAATAGGATTTGCGGTAAATATTAATCCTTTTAAAAACATTTGTATTAAATCGGTTGTTCTATCATATAATGTATCATCAGTCGTTGATTGATCTAAAGTAAAGTTTACACTGTTATACCAATACCAATAACTCCATGTATATTCATCATCTTCATCTAAATCGGCCATGCCTGATGAATCATATTTAGGTAAATTAGTGAGTTGAAATCGTGTTATAGAATTATATCCAATATTATAATTATATGAAAATCGAGTTGTTGGAAATTCATTGCCATCAGACGCTGAAATATAAAATCCATTGTCTAATTGAATATCCGTTAGTTCACGGTCAGGCGTTAATGTAATAGTTGGACACTCATACATTGTCACCGCTTTTTTATATTTATTACGCGCAAATAACTTAATTTTACGAGGTTTGCCAATTATATTTAATTGTGATATATCAAATGTTGAATCCAACGTTGTAACTAATTTTGTTTTTAGATCATCAACTGAAATCCATTCTAATTGATCGTTTTCATACCACGGAACAATTAAAACCTGAGATTGATTATATAAATTGGCAACGACATTCTTTATTTGATTGGTATTCCATTGTATTGTACTTTCGAACCTATCAAATGATTTTTCAAACGGTGTTTGCAATGTATTATTTGTCCTATTAGGAATTATGTTCTGAATTGCGGTCGTTAAATCATCAAGACGTTCCCAATTATATGGATCGGTATCATAAACACGTTTGTATGCACCGGTATTATCGATATGACCTAACGCACTTGATTCTAAAACAGCTACTTTCAAATACGCGCTATATTGATAAATGTTTGTTGTTTGTTTTGACGCAGTTGTAATAATAAATGAAATATTAAATATCGATAGTTCAGTTCCTGGTGGATAAAATGTTGATGATATAAACGTCACTTGCCAATTTGATGGACTTTCATTAAAATTAATAGATACTTTTCCTAAATCCTCTAAATTTTGAATTTTCACTGAAAGTGAATTAAAAATTATATATGAATACCCTGGTAAAGATGCACCATCAGATATAATAAAATATCCATAAATTTCACCAGTATTTACATCAGTTAAGTATATAACATTCTTAATAGTAATATATAATGATTCATTAATAATAGAAGGTGCATTTGAAAATGCGGGTAAATACTGAATTTCGTTAATTAGTAATTCACCACCTAAATATGTTATATTGTATGTTCCATCTTCTGGTAAATTATCAATTTGAAAAACGGCATTATATTGGGGTATATGTACCGCTTGTTTTATTTCAACTTTAAATTGATTATTATTAGTAGAAATTAGCGATGGATTTTTAAGGACATCATTATTTACAGGAAAAGAAGGAAAAATAATAAAAGTATCAAATGGCAATTCATAAGTTTCGGCATCACTAACTTTAATTGTTACAATTCCGGATGACATATAACCCCCTTAATCTTGAATATAATTTAGAACACCACTATCTTTTGCAATTTTAATAATTTCTTTTTTATCATATGGTTGAGTATTATTTGATATACCTTTAACGTTCATAGCATATCCGCTAATTGTTCCATCACTATAGTATTCAATTTCTTCACATGCGATTTCGACAATATCACCAATGTCAAATTTTTGTTTTGTTGAAAACGTTTTACCAAGTGATTTAACTTCGTTGTTATCGGAATACCCAACTTCATATTTATATGTTCCATTTTTATTTTTATAAACTTTCAAAATTTGTACATCAATATCTGCTTCTTTCTTTACTTTAATCATTCGTTTTTTATCACTAGCAATAGTATCTAAATCTTTAATTATAATACCATCATATTCAGGATGCTTTTCAACGAATTTAATTGTATTTCCTAAGGAGTCAAATGTTTTTACTCTATATTTTGGATTAACGTATTTTCTAATTATTTGAAGCTGTGTTCTGTAATCTTCATCTGGATTTAACACATCATAAATTGTTACGTTCATTTCTTTATTCATTTCACCTTTCTTTACTTTTCCAATAACAGTTTGTCTAGGAAGAACATCACTCCATATTTCACCCGAAAACACATATGTATTTGGAACTTTATCACTGAATACATATGATAAATCTAACGGTAATTTATTTCTATCTTCCGAATAAACTTCTTTACCACCATCAAATATAATAACTCTCATTCCGTTATATTTCGGTTCAATAATGTAATTATCATACGGTATATCTTTAACAGATATATTTTCTAACCCATAAAATGCTTTATACGGTTTAAATATCTTTACGTTTTTTATATTGATCATTTTACCGATATCATTAGTTGATAATTCAATTTCATTTGATTCAAAATACACTGGTTCATATTCAACCCGCTTTACAAGAACAAGATCGTATAATGTCACTGCATCTTCGGTCGGACCATTAACATCTGAATTTTGATAAATTAGTTGAACCGGTTTATCAAATAATTTTGATAACATTAAATGTAATTTTTTATGCATCCATGTTGGCACTGTTTCAGCCGGCATATCTATATATATGTCAATATCCGAAAATTCATGCGGTTTATTTGTTTGATTTACATGTGAACCAACAAGTTTAACAAAACCCCGCTTAACAATATAGTTTGGTAACTCTGATAATTGTAGTTGCTTAAAATTACACTGAATAACTTCAGTATTTTTATTAGGATCAAGATCTTCCTGTAACTCCTCCGCTTTATCAATTAAATCTTGATCGACTGTATCTAAACTTTCAGTATTTTGAACTTCTGTTTCACCCGTTTCAGTATCAATAACAATTTTATTCATTAACTTGTCAGCATCATCGTATAACTCTATTGCTAATAATGAACTTTCATTTATTTTAATATGCTCTTTAATATTATTTTTCAATTTAATATTGACTCCTCGTCTTTTTAATTCGGTATAAAGTGTCGTCGTATATTTGTCGAAATTTTCAATTGATCCAAATTTGGTTTTAATAAAATCTGGAAGTTCTTTACACGCATTCGTTAATTTATTCGCCCATGCATTTAATATTGACCAATCAAATACAAGTTCGTTTGTAGGTTTATCTTTCAATTTTTTAATTTCCTGTAAAACAGTTTTAGCATCAAACCGCATTTAACCACCTCATTATAATTATATGTTAAAAATAGTATATAAATATAAAGTATTTAAAGTGGTAATTAAATTTCGGATCGCTTAGTAACTTCACCTTTAATCTCATTTAAAGTAAGTTGAAAATTGAATATTTTAAAATCGCTAATAAGAACTTCACGATAATTGACCACATCAAAAAAAAAAATTTAATAATCGACTAATTATTTAAGCCATGAGACTGTAAATGCTCTGAGATCGGCTAATGATGTTGTAGTTGAACCGTCATCAACTATATAATCTTTAAACAATTCATCATCTGGTAATAATCTAATTGTCATATCTATTGTTTTTAATTGACCGACTGAATCTTTTTTATCAGCTTTTTCTAGTATAACATTTGGCAATATATACATACATCTGTTTGGTGCACCCAAGTTTGGTGTTGATATATCTGAGTAATACATAAGAGGATCAGTCTCTTTAAATCCAAATGCACTTGGAACTCTCTGGTCGGCTTGAGCCGCTGTTGATTTAATATCATATGCACTTCCAACTTTTATAACAACTGAAAGTTTTCCAATACCAGCTTCAGTTGGTTTTATAACCTCTTCAGTTCTTGCACCATTAATAAATAAATTGTATAGTTCAATGGAATCAACATCAACAGATACTGTCGATGCGAAATCAATTGTCATTGAACCTGAATAATCTTGTCTAATAACTTTTCTAATTGGATATTCATTCGCAAATCTTGAACCTAACCTGTATGCATCTTTACCGGCGTTTTCAACCTTAAGATCTAATTTAACTGTTGAAACACCATGTATTTTTCTACCAATCAAATAGTAAACTTCATCAAATATAGTTGTAGGTGTTACTCCATCTTCTTGTAATGGTACTGCATCAATTAATGTCCAATATTCACCATCAGGATCTTGTACCTTTTCATAATATCCATCACCATCTGAGTCAATTGGTGTGTAAGTTATTCCATTGTTGTCAACAAAATCAGGTGTTGCTGCTAATGGATCCCATTTAACCACTTTAATATCAGCGTATAAGTTTGCATCTAACGCTCTAACATAATCTTGTATTGGCATTGGTTCATTTATAGCCCATGGTTGTGTTGTTGAGTCCCAACCTGCTGTAGTTGCTTTCCTTTCTTCATTTTTTACGGATGTAATATCATAATTGTATGTTAATACTTTATCAGTTGAAAATTCTACTCTCATGTTTGTAAATACCGTACCGGTTACAACGTCAACAATTTCAGGTTCTGGGTATAAATGATATGCTGTCCATGTTGGTAAAAGTTTTTGTGATGGAGTTGCAACACTTGCTTTCATTGTATAATCAGTTGTACCATCACCATCAGTATCAACATCAACATTTTTATAAACCGCATAACCAAATCCAATTTCATTTAACCTATCAATCTGACTCATTCTCGCAGGTATTGTCGTAGATCCAGTTAATGCATATCTACCGGGTAGTGCAACTGTAATCCCAGCAGTTGTTAAAGTTTCCTGTGTTATTAATCCTTGATCAGGTGAAAGTGTCCAATCCGTTGCATCAACAACAATAACTTTTGATGAATCGTAAGATGGTTCAACTGCAAATGAATCTTCATGTATAATTTTAATTTGTTCTTTAAGAATGTGCTCGCCCATGAGAATCACCCTTTATGTTAATTAAAGTTTTAAGTTAGGTATCCAGTTAATTAACGTATCAAACGAAACGTTTATAACGTATTTATAAGCATCTGATGTAGAAGCTTTATCAACAGTATTTAAGTTTAGAATATTATTAATTTTAGCACGTTGTATATGAACGTTTGGTATCACATATCCTTTCTCAGTAAATACGTTCTGATGTTCCTCTATATGAACTGGTGAGTTATGTAATTTCATTATGACATCGGAAATATTAGATAGAATTATAAAACTTTTAGTCGATATATAAAATTTAAAATTAGCTACAAACCTAATTGATTCGAATGAATGATCGCTAATATATGCGTTTTCAAATTGAATTAAAAGAGTGTTATCACCCGCCTTATTTCCCGGCTTCGATTTCATTGAATGTACATTTTTAGTCGACCCCATAAATATTGGTTTTGGAAAATCAGGCAGCTTCACATTTAATTCTTTTTGTTTTTTCTTTAATTCATTGAAATTATCCTTTAAATGTGCTTCTAAAAACTCTCCTAAAATTTGAATCCCCGTTAAAATCATTTAAAACACCGGTGGATATTGTGTCGTATAATATTTTGCTAACATATTAGATGAGTTCGTTATAGTTGTAAACGCCAACGAATCAAATTTATCATCGTCGCCTAAAAGTTGAGCGACCGCCAATTCATCACCAATTAATCGCAATAACAATGATTTCAATATATTTAACTCATTTTCTAAAATCACACGCCATGTACTTGGAGTTTTTTCAATATCTAAAGCATTCGCCGCCCATGAAACCATTACTAAATATTTTGCGAATTCAGTGACACATTCTTTATACAAACTAAATTGTAGTTCAGTCGTAATCTGTAATGTATCGAAAACACTATCAATTAGCGTTTTAGCGGTATTTAAATGTTGTTTAACAATATCGTCAGAAATAGTAATGTTATCGTCGTAGTCTATGAAATTTAATTTCAACTTTACAATATCAACCCATTCGTCTTCAGAAAAAGAAAATGACATATAATCACCAAAAAAAAAGAATTAAGAAATTTAAGCGAATTTAAGCGATTATATTATCTAATTTTATAATTCTGTATGTTTTACCTGGATTGGTGTGTTTTGGATCAGGCATTACTTTAACGTCAGATCTAACTCTAAACTTATACATTACCGCTTCATCAGTTTCATCAATCTTCTCATATGGGTTATCAACGTTTTCTTCAACGTGTTCAACTTTTGTCAAACCGTATGGATCATTTTTAATCATCATAATAGCTTCATTTTCAAGTAACGGTGTATATTTAATATCAACAACATATTTCTTGATTATATCTTCAACAGTTGTAGTTCTATAACCGCTATCATATTCTCTAAAGTCAATCATTGTTTCAATTGGTAAGTACAATGTTAATTTATTGAAGTCTTCAGGCTGCCATATAACTGAATTTTTAATTTGTTTTACCATTGTTTTAACGTCATCTTCTATTTGTGCTGGATCGACCGCACCACCTGATATCCATGTACCACCCGTCACAGTTGTTGCTTTACTTTCAACTTCGTTTTTAGCCATTGTCTCTAATGCTTGAACTACACCATCCTGAGCAGATTTAATTTTTGGAACTAATATATAAGCAGGATCAGCAACTTCTAAATCCATTTTATCGACAATAAATGAATTCTCTAAGGACTTTAATGTATATGCTATTTCAAATCCTTGTTCGAATTCATCATAACCCTGCAATGATGGTTCCATTGAATCAGGTGATAAATAACCTCTAAACGTATTGATAGATGGTCTCATTGGCTTAACGAGTGGATTTTCAAGCGCATAAGATTTACCTTTAATTTTCGCAACCAGTGCAGCATCATCGTAGAACGCTTTAAATATCGCTAAATTCTGAACTTTAAATTCAATTAACTTTTCTTTTACCGGTGGTGTAATTACAAACGCCATAAAATCACCTTGATAAAATTTTTTAGTAATTTAAATTTAAATTATATAAACTAAAAGATCACCAGTATCCGCCAATGTAGCATCTTCAGCTATAATTGCAACTGCAGTATCAGTATCAGCTGCAGCCTTTAAAATACCCGGATTAGCTGTATCTATTGTTAATTTTTGACCTTTTGTATATGTTCCTGCAACCGCTTGAGTTTTAACTAATCCTTTATGATATACGACTAATGGACCAGCCGTTGGTACAACTCTTAATGTTGCTAAATCTGGCTCAAGGTTTGGAATTGCAACACCGAAAAATTTTGTTGCATCGGCACATGGTATTAATTTACCGGTTGTATCAAGTTCAACAGCAGTTGCTTTTTCAATTGGATTTGCTGCTTCGAAAATAACTGAAACTAAACTTTGAGTAGCCATAATTAATCACCTCAAAAATCGACGTTATTTTTTAGATAAATACATTTTAATAGCCGCATCCCAATTTCCGATATCTTCATTTGAACAGTCGGATGCTGAAAATTCTAATTTACTTTCAGGTTCATTTTCAACTTCATTATTTGGTTTACTTAAGTTTAATTTTGTCAATGTCGCTTTCAACGCTTCTAAGGACGCTATTTTATGTTCCGCATCTTCTGGTAACGCGCTTAATTCAACATCAGGTGCAATTTCTTTAATTTCAGCGACAAGTGCATCTATTTTTTGTGACATTTCTTTCTTTTTCATTTCCTCTTCTTTTCTTTTTTGGTCCTCTTCCATTTTTTGACACTTAGCTGCAAGTTCGGATATTTCCGCTTCTTTTGCTTCAATCACCTTAATCTTTTCATCTAACTGTGTACTCAACTCTGTAAGTTGCGCATTCAACTCCGCTAATTGAGCATCTTTAGTTTCAATTAATCCGTTTAATTCTTCGATTGTTTTAGCCGCTTCACTTAATTTAATTTCATAGTTTTTTAATTCTGGACTAGGATATTTAAACTGTGCCAAAAATTTTTCAACTAACACAGCAATATTAGCCGCATTGTCAATTCCGTTATCTGATAAAAATTTTTCTAATTCGCCTTTAATTGAAGACATAGCAATCACCCCGTAAAGGCCAGCGCGTTCAATTGCTGGGTGTTTTGTCAACGCCATCCCGGTTATAATCCATTGCCCGTTCGATTTAATTAATTCCGCCGAAACACCAGGATTAGTTGACATTAATACTTGAACAATATGAGAATCGAATACATAACCATCAAAACATAGTTTACCATTAGAAGTATAAAAACGTGTCGCAAAACCAACAATAGGTCCGCCATGTTCATAGAAAATCGGAACAACGTCATCAGTGACGAATTGATCATAAGACGAAAATTCAACTGGGTGGCCAAAACGATCGACAAATTTACCCGGCTCAATAAGAACACCAGTAACGTAATAATGTTTGAGTTTCGCATCAATATTCATGTGAGACACCTTAGTCAGTTAAACCAATGTAGAAATAATCATTTGCCGCTTTATATAAACCGATTGTTAGACGCGCTTCATCGATACGCTCTAAATGATCGCGAATCTGATATCGTCCTTTCAATAAAGCAAATTTATCATCATAAAGTGGATGACGATCAACCGTATACCAATGTCCACGCGAATCTTTTAATAAATAATGACCGTTCATTTCTGTCGTTGATTCATAAATGGTAAATTTATCATTTAGTGTTTCTTTATATGTTAATTCCTGAATGGAATAATGAACGTCTTTTAAAGGCCACGATAGAATCGTAAATGGTGTAGGTGCGTTATCAAACGGTATATATCTAAAAATATATGTCATATTAGACCAAGAATCCGGAACGTTGTAAAAAGTATCGATTTTGTCAAACGCGATTTTAATTGCATAAACTCGATCTTCAAAAATCGAATACGTCCCTTCAGCAATTTTAAGCATAACTTGATGATAGTTGACATCTGCTAAGTGTTTTGTTATAATACCATCGACGTCAAACCATTTTGTCGAACCCATTGATTTACGAACGCCTTGGTGCCGCTCACTAGGATCTTTGAAATATTTATCCCAGTTGTTTAATTTTTCCTTACAATAAGATAAGCGTTCTTTATCATTTGCATTTTTCGATAGGCCTTCTAATGTGCCACTGTCAACGAATTGGGTATAGCCAAAGAAAAAATTTTTATACTTAGGGTGTTGAAAGCGATAATCTAAATGAACTGACGATAGTGATTGACCTCGAAAATGTGCTTGAATGACAAAACGCAATGTCATGTTGTCAACTCATCAAATTTATCTAATAATTTTTCCTGACATTTAGGGCATAGGTAAGGACTAATGCGGTTTATTACTTGTTCAAGCGCGATATTATTAACTTGTGCCATCATATTATTTTGGATTACAACTGTTGAAGATTGTCTTACCCGCTTGAGTTCATCTAACGTTTTCGCGGTTTTTCTAATGTTATCCGCTATATTCAGTTTGACATTTATTCTATCATGTGTCTCTTCAATTTCATACGGTACGTTATTATATTCATTGTATAAATCACTGGCCATTTCATAAAGTGCTAACGACGGAACAAATTTATATTGTTCTTCATATTCGACAATTAATTCTTTCATTTGTAATATAACTAAATGTGGTTCAATACCAATTAAAAGTGCGAATTCTTCTAATGTTATTTCTTTGTTGAAAAATGCTTCATAGGCGTTTTGATTTTCACTTTGTTTTTGTACAGAAAGCATATGGGCACCCCTCATTTTATATTTATAACTTTAATTGATATAAACTATTTAAAGTGGTTGTCTTGGAATTCATATATTCAAAAGTATGAATATAAGGATTTTGCAAAATCTAGGGTTGGTGGAAAGAGGACTCATATATATTAATATATATCACCCATTGCAAAATCGAGGTATCCATTGTGACACGCATAACTAATGTTAAACAAACAGAGGTGATACAGAATGGCTAGTATGTTAGACCAAATTTTTATCAAAAACATTGAAATGGAGCAATATAAAGAATTCATGAAGGGAATGAGAGAATCAAACAATAATCCCCAAAATCAAAATACATCCGTTTTTGAAAT